CTTGGGGTAAAATGTTCAACCTGTCTACCGGGCTTATCGAGCAGGGTGGATCGCGCAGAGGCGCTACGATGCTGATGATGGATGTGTGGCATCCTGATATTATGGAATTCATTACTGCCAAACAGCACGCTGGAGAATTTGAAAACTCCAACATGAGTGTTTGCATTACTGATGACTTTATGTCTTGTCTGGCTGAGGATGGGGATTGGAGCTTAATATTCCCAGATACAACTGATCCCGAATACGATGCTTTTTGGGAAGGAGATATCAAACAGTGGATTGATATCGGCAAAGATGTTGTTGTATATGAGACGGTAAAAGCTTCTACAATTTGGAATGCAATCATTTCATCGGCATGGGCTTCAGCGGAACCCGGTCTTCATTTTATTGACCGGTCTAACAAGATGAGCAATTCTTGGTACTTCGCTAGACTCCAGGCCACGAATCCGTGTGGAGAGCAACCACTAGAGGCTTATGGGGTTTGTACTCTTGGAGCCGTTAATCTTGCTAAATTTGTAGATGAAGATAGAGATGTTCTATGGAATGATTTACGGAGCGTCGTCAGGACAGCGGTTAGAATGCTTGATAATGTGATTGACGCAAACGAGTATCATTTCCCAGAGATTGATATCAACCATCGTGGAAACCGACGAATTGGTTTGGGCGTAATGGGGCTAGCAGAGATGCTGGTAAGAATGGGGCTTAAGTATGGCGATGAAGATGCGGTTTTGTTTACAAATGCTTTGTTTGAAACAATAGCCGAAGAATCGTATATGGCTTCTGTTGATCTCGCTAAAGAAAAGGGAGCATTCCCTCGATTTGATGCTGAGAAGTATCTGCAGTCAGGATTCATGCGAGGCATGAGTCCTGAAGTTCGTGCTGCCGTTCAGCAGCATGGAATAAGAAATGTTTGTTTGTTAACCGTTGCTCCAACTGGGACAACGGGTACAATGATGGGAACTAGCACCGGCATTGAGCCGTATTTTGATTGGACTTACTCTAGGCAAAGTCGTTTAGGTGTTCACACGGAAGTCGTTCCTGTCATTAAAGATTTGGGACTCGATTTAGAGGATCTTCCGTCGTATTGCGTTACGACTAGAGATCTTGCTCCAGAGGACCATATTAATATTCAGAGCGTAGCGCAACGATGGGTTGATGCTGCAATTAGCAAAACAACCAACTGTCCATCAGATTATACTATAGATGAGACAGATCGTTTATACCGGCTTGCATATGATAGAGGATGTAAGGGTATTACAATATACAGGGATGGGTCTAGACACGAACAGGTGTTAAACTCTAGTGATGACGTTGAGGCGGAATCATGTAGGATAGATGACCCGGATTGTCAGACATGCGCTCTATGATCTATGGACAAATATGTGGTACAAGAATATATATGCCATGAAACTGGGGAATACGACACAATAGAGTTTAAAGAAGGAACTGTGGCTCCTGAAAGTTACTCTGGGGTATCTGAAATAACCAGGTGTTTGGTTAAATTTGAGCAAATTGATGAAGAAAACGACGTATAGTCGTGCAAATACATCGAAATTGTGATATTATCTAGGCATGGTTGGTAGAAATTATGTAGATCGCGGCGGGATTTTGATGCCCGACCGCATTTTTGGCATTTGTGCATGGCGATTGCCCAATGGGGAACTACTCATGGACGCAGATCGCAATATCATGTGCGCAGAAGGCTTTGTTGGTGATCCAGTTGTTGAAAGGCAGGTTGCTGAAGCTGCTGCCTATTGGTCTGATAGGGCCGGTGGAAAGGTTCATTGGGTCGAGGGAGCCAGAAAGGTTAGCGACGATGAGGCCGAAGGCCAAACAGAGCGTCTGCTAGACGGCAAAATTCCTGATCCTATGGAAGACTTCTTTGATCCCACCAAACTGATGCCGGGAGATGGAGGAAGTCATGACTAAATTTGTTGAAGACGAAGAAGAGCAGATGGTCGAAATCGATGATTTGTCTTACGTTGGTTTTGATGTGGTTAGTAAAAATAGTGATCATTTCAAAAAAATCGATGTCCAGAGTTTGCCCACGAAGGCTAAACGGAGGGCGACCAGGCTAATTAAAAAAGCGATTGAGACTGAGGGGGCCAAAAGTAAGTATGTCGATCCTGAGACAATCGATGGGTATGCTTTATTTGACGTTGTTACCCCTCCGTATGATCTAGAAACTTTAGCCGAATTGTATGAGCAAAGTTCAATACATTATGCTGCCGTAAATGCACGAACTATGAACACTGTAGGTCTTGGATTTCGATTCGATGATAGCGTAAAGGGAAAAAAGAAGTTAGAGCGCTCGCAGAATTCAAAATCTAAATTAGAGAGAGTACGGCAGGACATCGACAGATCTAAGAGAAAGATGGAAGAGCTTTTTGATGCCTTTAATATAGACGAGACATTTATCGAGACTATGATTAAAGTTTGGAATGATTATCTTACTGTCGGCAATGGCTATATTGAGATTAGCAGGACTAACTCTGGAAAGATTGGCTACGTGGGGCATGTCCCCGCCACTCTAGTTAGGGTGCGACGTAACCGCGATGGATATATACAACTTGCGAATACTTCAAAAGTAAATGCCGTGTTTTTTAGGAACTTTCAGGACTCAGAGACCGAAGATCCTCTCGGCAAGGACGCTAATCCAAACGAGTTGATTCAGTTTAAATCGTACACTCCGAATAACACCTATTATGGAGTACCGCCAGCGGTTCCGGCTGCGGCTGCCATTGTTGGGGACAAGTTTGCAAAAGAATATAATATTGATTATTTTGAAAACAAGGCGATCCCTCGATATGCCATTGTCCTCAAGGGTGCGAAACTGAGTCAGAAATCAAAAGAGCAACTTGTGAATTACTTCCGTCAGGAAGTAAAAGGCAAGCATCATGGAACGTTGATTGTCCCTCTTCCGCCTTCAATGGGCAACGATTCCGATGTAAGGTTTGAAAAGTTGGAGGCAGGAGTTCAGGACTCTTCATTTGATAAATATCGTAAATCAAATAGGGATGAGATTTTGGTCGGTAACCGCGTACCGGCACCAAAGGTTGGCGTCTATGACAATGCCAACCTAGCCGTGTCACGGGATGCCGACAAGACGTTTAAGACTCAAGTTGTGGGGCCGGATCAAAAGATCATTGAAAAGCGAATCAATAGAATTGTTAAAGAATATACTGATAATGTAGAATTTAGATTTGAATCTATTGACCTGATTGATGACGATTTGCAATCAAGAATCAATGATAGGTATCTCAGGACTGAGGTAATAACACCCAACGAGGTTAGAGAGACGATGGGTCTAACTCAGAGGAATGAGGGCGATGAGGTCTTGCCATTCCCGTCTAATGTTAAGATGAAGCAACTTGAGATGGACGAGGAGCAGGCTAAAGAAGAAGCCAAAAAACCAGAGGGTGCGCCTGATGGTAATGATAACGCTGAGTCCGGTTCTCCGCCTAAAGCGGGACCGGACAGAGATGGTGGTCAGACCCCTGCGGCGGTCACTGGGGAACGGCGAGAACGTGGGGAAGCGCAAGATGAATAAAGGAGGACACTATGTCTTATAATGGAATGGAATCTGTCGTCTGGTGGGGAACACCGGACGGGTACCAGGACTCTGATGGAGTAATTCAGATTACGGCTGCTGGTGGCGATCATATTTCGATAAGTTGTTTATGGGTATGGAATTCGCATGCGACGACCATCGCTACAATACAATTTGATGGTGGATCAACTGATCAGCGCAGAATTGCGATACCACCTGGTGGCACTACTTATATTGCCATACCCGGGAACCACCACAGTTTTGAAGTCAAGACTACTGCCGTTAACTGTCGCGTATTCGCTACGGGGTCTTAACACAACTTGCGTTTTTACGCAATAAATAGTATATTGATAAATACAGGAGGCGATTATGCAAGATAATACGTTCCATGTGTCTTTTCCTATTGATATGATCAAAGCGGAAGAGCGCATTGTAACAGGTGTTGCTACCGCTGATAATATAGATAGTTCTGGCGACATAATCGAGTTTGATGCCTCTGAGAAGGCGTTTAAGGCTTGGCGTGGAAATATTAGAGAAATGCACGCTCCGGTTGCTGTAGGTAAGGCAATCGATTACGAGCCTGTTGATTTAGACATCGACGGTTCTTCTCATAAAGGCATGAGGCTGTCGGCGTTTGTATCCAAGGGTGCCCAGACTACATGGGAAAAAGTCCTGGATGGAACACTATCGGCGTTTTCAGTCGGTGGAAAGATTTTAGAAAAGAAAATAGATGATACATTAAGTAAGAAAATGGGCCGTCCCATTCATCGTATAAGCAAATATGAACTTGGCGAGGTTAGTTTGGTTGATAACCCAGCTAATCCTGCTGCTGTCGTGGAGCTTGTGAAGTCGAATGAGGCCGGAGAACTTTGTTATATGTTAGAAATCGATGAAGATATTATGGAAAATAGTGATGAATCGAACATTAGTTTGCAAAAAGATACAGATTATGATAACGTTTTAACTGTGGAAGATAAGCTCTTTAATGAAAGTGCTGAGGTTTCTGACGCTCTCTCCGTTCAGGAGAAGGTGTCTTTACTTCGACGTTTTGTAAATTGGCTCCACAGTGATATGGAAAATGAAATTTCTGTATCAGATGACATCGAGAAGTTTGAAATAGAAGCTTCTCCTGACTCAAATCAAGATTCCGAAGGAGATGTAGATATGGATATTGATATTCTGAAGGATGCGCTTGGTGCAGTCGTTGATGAGAAGCTTTCCCTCTTTAAAGAGGAACTGAAGTCTGATACTCAGACTTATGTTGATGAAAAGTTGGATTCAGTTGCAAAAAGCGTTGAAGTTGAGGAAGCTGAGGTCGTAGAGGCCGAGGTTGACTCATCTGCTCTTGATGCTGCTGTTGCAAAGTTCCGCGAGGAGCTTGATGGCGCAATGGCTACCATTCAGGAGCAGAAGGATGCTCTTTCTGATGCTTCGGCTAAGATCGAGCAGTTAGAAACTGCCGGCGCTGTGAAAAAGAGCGTCGAAAGCGACGAAGAAATGGTGGAGGATGAGATTATCGCTAAAGATGTCGGGGAACCGGCTTTTTGGGACAACCTCTACCTTCCTCAAGAGCTTATTAAAGCTTTTGGATACGAAAAGTAAAAGGATATAAGGAGGAAGATAATGTCAACTCAGGAAGAAATTCTTGCGAAAGCAAATG